GTAATACAGGATATGGTAATACAGGAAATTATAATATAGGGAATTGTAACTCAGGAGATTGGAACATAGGAGATTATAATTCAGGGGTATTTTGTACAGATGTTCCAAAAATCAGGATGTTTAATAAAGAAACTGATTTAACATATGAGGATTGGATGAATAGTAAAGCAAGACATATTTTAATAAAGAATAGCAATTTAATGGAGTGGGTTTATGCTAAAAATATGTCAGAAGAAGAAAAGAAAAATAATCCAAAATATGAAACTGTTGGAGGATATTTAAAGGTGTTTACATTTGAGGAGATGTGCAAGAATATGTGGAATAGTTTAACTGATGAAGAAAAGAAAGTTATTATGGAAATACCTAACTTTGATGCGGATATTTTTAAAGAGATAACTGGAATAGAAGTACTTAAATTAAAAATAAAGGAATGCAACATAGCGGACAAACAAGAATATACAAATTGTTGTGGTAATTGTAAAGAATGTGATGAATATCATAAGATGTTATGTAATTCATTATATGAGGAGGAATAAGAATGGCTAAATATGATTTATTGCTAAAATTAAACAGATAGATAATCAAAGAGGTATAAACATGAGCGTAATCAATAAAAAAAATAAAGACATTCATTTTTATGAAGAGAAAATATCTATTCCTAATGAGCTATAGATTTATTTTAATAAGTGGTTGGAAACTAGCAAAATCAAATAAGGAGGTATTAGTTTGAATATAAATAAATTAAAAAAAATAAAAGAAAGGAAAACAAAAAGATGGAATATAGAAAAAATTACTAATAGGATAAATGACCATATGAATATTCAGGAGGATATAGAAAAATGGGATAAATTTGAAACACCAATTATTAGTAAGGAGGTAGATTTTTATTTATTGAAAATAGGATTTCAATATGGAAGGAATAATGGGAGGAATGTCTTGGTAGGAATTAAGGATATGCGTCATATATCAATAAGTAAAGTTAATTCTAACTTATTATCAATAGATATATATAAATTTATTAAACAAGAAGATGGCAAATTTAGTGAATTTAAAGCACATGAATATATAGAAAAGTAATTAAAACATTTGTTTTAATGTGATTTTACCTAGTAGATATAAGGAGGTTTTTAATGAAAGAGCTTTTAGAAGTAAAAAAAATATTTGATAGTTTAGCATCTACATCTAGTAGAAAAGAAAAAGAGAGAATATTAGAAAAATATAAAAATAATAGAATGTTTGTTGAATGTTTACAATTTCTTTTAGATACATATATTGTAACTGGAATATCTAAAAAGAAGATATCTAAGTCATTAAATAGTGTTAATTATAGTAATTTAAATAATGTATATGATATGATTAATTACCTATCTAAAAATAACACAGGAAGAGACATTGACATTAAAACTATACAAGTATTTGCGAATCAAAATGAAGAATTGAAAAAATTTATAATTGGATTAGCTACAAAATCAATTAAATTAGGCTTGACATCAAAAACTGCAAACAAAATAATGCCAGGACTTGTAAGAGAATTTGGGGTAATGTTAGCAGAAAATTATGATAAAAATAAAGATAAACTTGGTAATAAAGAATTTATTTTAACACCTAAACTGGATGGAACAAGAATAATAGTAGTTAAAGATAAAAACTCCATTAAAATATTTAGTAGACAAGGACAGATAATAGAAAATTTAATTGATATAGAGAAAGATTTTATTAAAATGCCTGTAGGAGTTTATGATGGTGAATTACTTGCAGAAGGTATCTATAAAAATTCTAAAGAGCGATTTAAAGATACTTTAAAAAGATGTAGAATTAAAGGTACTAAAACAGGATTAAAAATGGTTTGTTATGACTATATTCAAAATATAAATGACTTTTATGCAGGAGAAGATAAAACACCATGTTATATTAGAAAAAACAAACTTGAAAGGATATTTAAAAGACTTATCAATGAACTAAAATATATTGAATATTTAGAACCATTATATCAAGGTAGAGATGTTACAATGATTACTAAATATTTAAGTGAAATGATATCCAATAATGAAGAGGGAGTAATGATTAATATATCTGATGAATCATATCAATGTAAACGTGTAAAAAGCTTACTTAAAGTAAAGGTGTTTAATACATGTGATATAAGATGTATTGATATAGAGGAAGGTGATGGTAAATACAAGGATTTGTTAGGCAACATAATATGTGATTATAAAGGATATAGATTAGGAGTTGGCTCTGGATTTACAGATGAACAACGTAAGTATTATTTTATTAATCAAAATAAGATATTAGGAAGAGTTATAGAAGTAAAATTTTTCGAGGAAACCAACAATGAAAAAGGTGAACTATCCTTAAGATTTCCTGTTTTTCTAAGAGTTAGAGAGGAAGGTAAAGAAGTTTCTTATTATTAAAAAGATATACACAAAGTATTTAATTGTGCGAATATAAATAATAAAATTATAAACTAAATAAAATACAAAATAACTATTGAAATAAATAAGAAGTTATGTTATTATTATAAATAAGGAAGAGGAACTAAATACAATATGTTAAAGATATAAACTAAATAAAATACAAAATGATAGAGGTATAAATGTATGAATAGGATTTATTTTGCGAAAAATAAAGATATGGAAGATTTTTATATAGGTAATGGTAATAGAATTGGTTTTAAGACATTAGGAGGCTTGAGAGCTTCGTTAACTCTTAAAAATAAAAATATTGAACAATATGATTTATATTATATAGATTTAAATTTTAATATTCATAAATTTGTAGATTGGGAGAAGATAAAATGATAAATGTAACTAACCATGCACTAAGAAGATATATAGAGAGAATTAAAGAGTGTGAGAAAAATTGTGTAGAGCAGAATCTAAATTTAAACAAAGAACAATATCAAAAAGATTTAAATAAGATGTTTGAACAAAGTAGATTGATTTACACAGGAAGGTTTAATGATAAATATACTGAAACAAATTTTAGGCTAGTTGACAATATCATACTAATAACAGATTTGAGAGATACAAAAATAATAACATTGTATAGAGTTGAATATGGAATTGATAGAGAAACTGATTTAATGATAATTGAAAATTTATTGAAAAAGTTAGACAAAACCGAAAAAGAATATATTAATATAATGGATGAAATATCATCTGAAAAGGACAAATTATTAGCTGAAAGAGAAGGATTAACATCTGAAATAGAAACGCTAAAAGAGACTTTAGATACTATGAATGAAAGTTTAAAAGTACTTAGTGAGTATATTAATACATTTTCCTATAAAGAAAAACAAGCTAAATCAGAAATGGAGATAATAGCAAAGAAAATAGTTTATAGCAGTATATATAGAAAAGAAATGTTAGAATGTATGAATTAAAAAAGTATTTAGGAGAGATTCATGAAAACAATAGAGCTAAATCAAAACGAAATAAGAGCTATAGATGCTTATATGTCATCAAATCCTTGTCGTAGTGGATGTGTTTATGATGAAATGCGAAATTCAAGAAAAGATTGTGAAGAATGCGAACTTGAAAGTGCGAGAATAAGTATATTAGAAAAACTAGGATTATTAAGTAATTCTATATAGAAAGGGATGCTATGAATAATATATTTATACCTAAAGAAATAATTATAGGATTCCAAAATAGAAATGGGACTTATACAGGTAAACTTGCTTATGTAATATATAAGGATGAAAATGGAAAATTGAGAAAAGAACAATCTTGGAATTCTTGGAGAGATAAAAATATAGAACCTTTAATATATAAAAATACTCCAATGTCAGGATTTGTATTAAATAAAAAAATAGGTGGTTATAATACAGGATGGAATCATAGACAAACTTATGTTAGGATTTATGATTCAAGAGGATTTGAATTTGAAATAACAGTAGAAAATTTATTATATATATTAGAAAATACAAGCTCTATAAAAGGAAAAGGATTAGAGGGAGAATTTGTATATGGATGGGATGGTAAGGATTTAATACTAATACCAATATCATCTCCAGATTATAAAGAAATCACCGAATTTAATAAGATATTACATAATAAACAAATTATAAAAGCAAAAGATTTAATTATTGGGGCAACATATAGAACTAAACAAAATCAAACTTTTATTTACATTGGGAAATTTGATTATTATAGTTTGTATGGTAAAAAATGTACAGGTAAATATCATTGGTTTTATAATGTTGAGAGGGATGATTTTGAACAATTTAGAAGTGTACTAAATAAGTTAATAAGTATTATAGATAGTGATTGTCATGAAAATTACGCTGATATATTTCATAAAATGGAAGGAAGTTATTTTTATTCACCAATAGATGAATCCAAAAATGAATATATAGAGTATTCATTAGAAGAATTTAAAGAAAAAATGAAAGATGATAAAACATGTTGGGGAATTGAATTTTATGCAAATAGAGAAAAAGTAAGAATATATTCTGATGGTAGAATTAAATATTTAAAAGGACGTAGCACACTCTATACTTATGGTTATAGAGAAGAAAAATATAACAATTTAGAAGAATTATATAACAAAATAAGACCACAATATTTAAACACATATTTATTAAATGGAAGATTATATAGAGAGGGGAAATAATTAATGAATAGTGATAATAAAATAATAACTTTAAAAGAACAAATAAAATTAAAAAAAGAAAAGTTAGATTCAATAAAAAAATTTACACCAAAAACTAATTGTATATTGAATTGGAATAATAAGAAAATTAATATACAAGTACTAAAAAAAGATGAATTAATATTATTAGCATCTATGTTACATTCTTATAATATGTCATCTAAAAATTTAGGCTTCAATCTTGTAATGAGTGGTTATGATGTACAAGATTGGATAGATGATATAAAAAGTAAATTAGATATATTAACTATAAATGAGGAAAGAAGTAAACTTGAAGAGATGGAAATAAAATTAATGGAATTATTATCTAATGAAAAGAAGGTTGAATTAGAGATAAATAAAATAGAGTCTATGTTATAAATATAAAAGGAGTGATACTGTGAGGTTTTGGTGTGAGAATTGTAATAAATACTTCAATGTAGAAGAAACATTACAAGAATACTATTATTTCTTAAATGAAGATGTAATAGTATGTCCTAGTTGCAAAAGAGATTTAATACCTATAGCTAGTAAAACAGAATTATCATTAGGTTCTGATAGTGATACAAACCAATTAGCTTATGTTGAATATGATTGTGGTGATTATAGTTTACTTAGAAAGGTAAATGCAGATATTGAAGATGTAGTAAAACCCATAATACATTACATAAAAAGTTTAAATAAAAATAGTTTAGATTTAAATGGGATTACAGAATAGTGCGGAAAGCCCACT